ACATTTTGAAAACCATCTCCGGCCCTGGCTGGATGAAAAAGGCGTCAACTACACAGCCATGGAATTTGAGCGCCTGGGCTATATTCGTCTCAACGAGTATGTGAATGCCCTGGCTCTGGCAGCCGATGCTGACTGGTTGATGTTCTGGAACGACGATGCTGTGATGGAAACCACAGGCTGGGATCGCATCATTGCTGGTTACACTGGCAACTTCAAGTTGCTGGCTGTGCACACACATCATGACCATCCCTACAGCATATTTCCCATTGCACCTCGAGCCTGGCTGGACACCCTGGGCTATCTCAGTCCACATCAAATATCCGACTGCTGGCTGAGTCAACAGGCCTATTTGCTGGACATCTGGGAACGAATTCCTGTGTGGGTCACACATGATCGATTTGACCTCACTGGCAACAACGGTGACGATACCTTTGAAAATCGTCCCATGTTGGAAGGCGACATCAGCGATCCAAGAGACTTTCATCACTTGACCTGGACCGCACGCCGACTGGCCGATACTGGAAAACTGGCCAACTACATGGAAAGTCAAGGATTTGATGCCTCTTGGTGGCGGGACATTTGCTCGGGTCGACGTCAGAATCCTTGGCAACGGCTGCACGAAAATGACGTAAACAATCAAGTCAACAGCTGGAAAGTAACTTACGATCACACAGATGGGAATTTGAAAAAAGCATGAACACAACAGAATCACTAGAACAACGCATACGCCGCTACTGGAACACACAACCCTGCAACATCCGCCACGGTCGCGGTGAACCTGGCACACTTGAATTTTTTCAAGAAGTCAGTGCTCGGCGCTATCGAGTGGAGCCACACATTGCAGAATTTGCTGGATTCCATCTCTGGCAAGGTCAACAGGTGCTGGAGATTGGACCCGGCATTGGGTCGGACGCAGCTGAATTTGCTCGACATGGTGCTGTGTACACTGGCTTGGACTACAGTGATGAAAGCGTAAAACTGGCACAAAAGCGATTTGAAGTGGAGGGACTAGAAGGCACCTTTATCCGCGGTGATGCTAGCAACGCTCAAGACTATCCTGATCATGAATTTGATCTGGTATACAGCTATGGTGTAATACATCACTTTCCGGCCATAGAGCAGATCATCGACAATGTGTATGCAGCACTCAAGCCAGGCGGAGAATTCCGTTTCATGGTGTATGCCAAGAACTCCTGGAAGCAGGCCATGATCTTCAAGGGCCTGGACCAGTATGAAGCACAAAACGGTTGTCCCTATGCCAAGAGCTATACCAAACACGAAATACATGACTTGCTGGGCAACCGATTTCAAATCGACAGGTTGCGTCAAGACCACTGTTTCATGTATAATATAGAAGCGTACAAAGCCGGGCGATATGAACTGGAGCCTTGGTTTGCGGCCATGCCCGAGGCCATGCGTGAAGCAGTGAGAGAATATCTGGGTTGGCATTTGTTGGTCAAAGCGAGAAAAATTTGAAAATCAAAGTTTCTGAAATATTTTACAGTCTACAAGGCGAAGGCCGTTTTGTGGGTGTGCCCAGTGTGTTCTTGAGAACATTTGGTTGCAATTTCACTTGCAGCAGCTTTGGCTGTGCACCTGGCAAACGCAGCGACGAAGCTGATGAAATTGCCACAGTGGCACACATGTTCAATCGATTTGAAGACTTGCCCCTGGTCACAACTGGCTGTGACAGCTATGCTTCTTGGCATCCGGCATTCAAAGAACTCAGCCCTGGTGAGACTACCCAAACCCTGGTGTCACGCATGACAGGCATGATTCCCAATGGCAAGTGGTCACAGCCCAATGGCAACGACATACACTTGGTGATCACCGGCGGAGAACCACTCCTGGGTTGGCAGCGAGCCTATCCCGAACTGCTGGAAAATCCCAGCATGCGTGATCTTGAAAATCTCACATTCGAAACCAACGGTACTCAAACCATTGATGATGCATTTGCTGACTATCTGCATCGTTGGAGCAATGGCTACACTGAACTCACATTCAGTGTGAGTCCCAAGCTCAGTGCCAGTGGCGAAACCTGGAGTGAAGCCATTCGACCCAGTGTGGTTGCCAGCTATCAAGACCTGGGTCGGGTGTATCTCAAGTTTGTGGTAGAGACTGAACAACACTTTGAAGAAGTCAACCAAGCTGTGAGCGAATATCGTGCAGCTGGTTTCATCGGCAAAGTGTATGTGATGCCACAGGGTGGTGTGGTCACACCCTATGAGCAAAATCGAGTGCAAGTGGCCAACTGGGCACTGACCCAATGCTACAACTACAGTCCCAGAATGCACGTGGATCTTTGGGGCAACGGTTGGGGCAAATAATTTCAAAAGGAATTCTCGTGAACGAAACAAGAGAACTAGCAGACAAAATTACAGCGTGGATAAAAAACTATGCCGAACAACATGATATCAAGAACTTGACTGTGGGCGTGAGTGGCGGCATTGATTCTGCTGTGGTCAGCACCTTGTGTGCCAGAACTGGTTTGCCCACTGTGGCCATGACCTTGCCTATTAGACAACGACCCAACCTGCATCAACTCAGCACTGATCATGCAGAGTGGTTGCTCAGCAACTTTGTCAATGTCAAGCACATCAATCTGGACTTGACCGCAGTGTTTGACGCATTTGAGTTTGGCTTGAAACCGGTGTGTGTTGACCAAGCGGGCAACATCAACCTGGCATTTGCCAACAGCCGCAGCCGACTGAGAATGATGGCTCTATACCAAACAGCACAAAGTCATGGTGGCATTGTGGTGGGCACTGGCAACAGAGTGGAAGATTTTGGTGTGGGATTCTTTACCAAGTATGGCGATGGTGGCGTGGATATCAGTCCCATTGGTGATCTAAACAAGACCGAGGTGTGGGCACTGGGTCGTGAACTGGGTGTACTCGAAAGTATTATTGCAGCACCACCCACAGACGGACTCTGGGACGATGGTCGCAACGACCAAGACCAACTGGGTGGACTCACTTATGCTGAACTGGAACTGGCCATGTCACAAGACGAATCTGGCGCTGCAACTGAAGACCTAAAAGAATATGCAGCCTTGACTCAGTATCGTAGAATCCGTCGCCGCAATCTGCACAAGATGTTGCCTATCCCTGTGTTCAAAAAATCAGGATCTTGACATGGGCATGTTTGATCTATTTCGAAAGAAGACCACAACGGAGCCGGCACAGCAAGCGGTGCCTGTGACAGAACCCAAGGCTCCCCCAGCATCGAAAAAACCGCGACCAGTCTTGAGCGAAAAGGAACTGGCCACGCAGCGTGGTGAGCCTTGGGTATCTGTGCTCAGTATGGACATTGATCCCGAAAATTTGCATCAAGGCAGTTTTGAACTGGACTGGAACGACAAGTTTGTGGCCAACCTGGTTCGTGCTGGTTATCAAATGAAACCTACAGACACCGACAGTGACGTTGTGGATCGGTGGTTTCAAAATGTGTGTAGACATGTGGTCATGGAGACCTGGGAGCAAGAACAAGCCGCAAATCCCAATCGTGTGGTCAAAACACGCAATGTAGGTGGTGGTCGCACCGAAGTATCATGATACTGTACGTCAACGGTGACAGTCACACTGCTGCAGCCGAGGCAGTGAATCCCTATGCGTTTGCCATGGACGACGAAACGCTCTATCACATGGGGCGAGCTCCACATCCTGCCAACCTGGCTGTGAGCTGGGGCAAACTGTTGAGTCTCACACTGAAGTCCAGTTTTCATTGTGGTGCTGAAAGTGCTAGTTCCAACACACGCATATTGAGAACTGCCAGAGAATGGATAGCCGCCCAGAGTCGAACTCTCAGCGACACCCTTGTAATCATTCAGTGGAGCACCTGGGAACGAGAAGAATGGTTGATAGACGGAACCTACTATCAGATTGGTGCATCTGGTCTGGACGATGTTCCCCGGGATCATCAGGATCGTTACAAGCAGTTTGTGGTCGATGTAGACTGGCAACAAAAGACTCAACAGGCACATGACGAAATTTGGCAGTTTCATCAAGAGTTAAAAGACCAAAACATTCGACATGTGTTTTTCAATGGCAACAATGACTTTTCCCAAATTGAAGATCGTCGGGATTGGGGCATCAATTACATTGCACCATATGATGCTCAAATGACCTACGATGCAGTGATACGTGCCGGGAAGATCGATACCGTTTCCCCAGAATCCTGGCATTTTGGTGCCGATGGCCATAGCTTTTTTCATCGTTTCGTGTTACAATACATCATTGACATACGATTGTATTGAGGTAATCCATGCGCTATGTGTTAATTGACACAGCCAATATGTTTTTTAGAGCACGCCACGGTGCTTTTAGAGCAGCAGATGCTTGGGAAAAAATTGGGTTTGCCTTGCATATCACGCTGATGGCTGTGAACAAAATGGCTCGACGCTTTGAAGCAGATCATGTGGTTTTTGCCCTGGAAGGACGCAGCTGGCGTAAGGATTTCTATGCTCCTTACAAGCGCAACCGTGCGGTGGCTCGTGCTGCATTGACCGAGACCGAAGCCGAAGAAGACAAGATGTTCTGGGAAACCTATGACGAATTGACTAAATACTTGTCCACCCGAACCAATTGCAGTGTGATCCGGCATGCCACAGCCGAAGCCGATGATGTCATTGCTCGTTGGATTGCGTTACACCCCGAAGATCAACACACCATTGTCAGCAGCGACACCGACTTTGTGCAATTGGTTGCAGCCAATGTGCAACAGTACAACGGTATCTCAGATGAATTAATCACATTGGAAGGTACCTATGACGCCAAAGGCAATGCTGTTGTTGATAAAAAAACTAAACAACCAAAAGCCACCC